GGAAATAGTCTGAAAGTTCATGCAATTGATTCAGTTGGTTGGGATGCAACACAAACTGGTGATGCTTTAGCATTACAGAAAAAATTTAAAGCTTCTTTTGACCGAAGACCTGCAACATCCTCGGACGTTGCTCGTTCAAACGGTTGGGATGGTACTACTACAAATTACTTGTTATTTACAGCATCTGCAAATGTTCATGTTGAAGGTGATATACTTACACAAGGATCATCAACAGGTAAAATTGTATCTGTTACTGGTGTTACTTATGATGCTAGTTCAACATTTGTTGCATATGTACCTACAGCTGGAACTTTCACAACTGGTGGTGGTAATATTGTAAGTAACAATTCAACACCAAAAACAATCGTAGCTACTACGGTAGTTAAAGATGAGCCTGTAACCAGAAACAATGATGAAATGCATATTATGGTTATTGACGAAGATGGTTTGTTTACTAACGAGCCGGGTGAAGTTATTGAACGTCATGCTTTTGTAAGTAAAGCAAAAGATGCAAAGAAGGTTGATGGTGGTTCAAACTACGTTGGAAATGTTTTGCGGAATTCTTCAAGTTATATTTGGTTGGGACAAACTACTGAATTAACTGCTAAGTCCGTAGTTGCTGGTGCAGCTGCTGGTGCATTGAAAGCAGGTTCAATATATCAAGGATTCGATAGTGCAGTTGGATCACAAAGAATGCCCGGTGGTTCATTAGCTGGTGGTGTTGATGATAATCTTTTGACAAGTGGCGAATTGATTGCTGCATACGATCTTTACAAAGAACCAGAAGTTGTTGATGTTACTCTGGTAATGGGTGGTGCGGGTGACGTAATTGTTAGTCGTTACATCATTGACAATATTGCTTCTACTCGAAAAGATTGTATTGCTCTTGTATCACCTAGTCGTGGTTCAGTTGTTACTCCTTCTTCAAACAGTGCAGCAGTTGCAGCTCTTGAAGCAGATAACACAGCACTTGGTTCTTCAAGTTATGCAGTTATGGACGGTGCATGGAAATATCAGTATGACCGATATAACGATGTATTCACATACGTTCCAATGAACGGTGACATTGCTGGTCTTTGTGCAAGAACAGATTTTACGAATGATGCTTGGTGGTCACCAGCTGGTTACAACCGTGGTACTATCAAAAACATTGTAAAACTTTCTTGGGAAGCAAATAAAGCTAACCGTGACGTAATGTATCAAATTGGTGTTAACCCACTGATTACTCCAAGAGGTGCTGGTGTACTTCTTTTCGGTGATAAGACTATGCAAGTTCTGCCTAGTGCCTTTGACCGAATCAATGTTCGTAGGTTGTTCATCGTTCTTGAGAAAGCAATCGCAATTGCTGCTAAAGCATTGTTGTTTGAGTTCAATGATGAGTTCACACGAGCACAATTTGTAAATATTGTTTCTCCATTTTTGAGAGATGTTCAAGGTCGAAGAGGTATTACTGACTTTAAGGTAGTTTGTGATAGTTCTAATAATACGGGTCAAGTTATTGATACTAATAATTTTGTTGGAGATATTTATATCAAACCAGCAAGGTCTATCAACTTCATTCAACTTAACTTCATTGCTGCCAGAACTGATGTATCTTTTTCAGAAATCGGCGGTTAAAGTATTATAAATATATATAAATTAAAGGAGTATTAAAGATGCCTACTATTTCAGATTTTGCAGCAAAGTTTAAAGGTGGAGTAAGACCTAATCTATTCAGAGTTAGTATTAATGGAGCACCTGAACTTTTTACAGATTTAGAGTTTTTGTGTAAAGCTACAACAATTCCAGCATCTACAGTTGGAAAAGTTGAAGTTCCTTATCGTGGTCGAAAACTTCAAGTGCCTGGCGACAGAACATTTGAAGATTGGAACATCACACTTTTGAATGATGTTGATTGGCAGAATCGTTCAGCATTAGAAGCTTGGATGGCTAGAATTCAAACTCATACTGCTAACTATTCTGACTTTGATAGTAATGATCTTAGTTACTATGGTCAAGCTTCTGTTTCACAGTTGGATCGTCAAAACAATATCATTCGTACTTATCGAATGGAATGTTTTCCAACAAACCTGGCTGCAATTACTCTTGATGCTGATACGGTTGATACCGTTGAAGAGTTTGAAGTAACTTTTGCAATTAACTATTTCACTATTGATAGTGCTGGTATTGATGGTTCTCAAGGTGGTTCTGGTGTCGATATTTCTGTTGGTGGAAATATCAAGATCGGGCCAGTTCAGGTTGGATTCAACTTCTAATTTTGATTAGGGGGAGAGAAATCTCCCCCTTCATTTTAATAATTAAGTAAAGGTAATATTTTATG